ATGCTTCAGGGCCCAGACCGTCAGCCCTTCGGTGCTCCAGAGCGCAACCATCTCGTTGAGCGTGTAGAAGGCGTCGGTGAGTTCCTGCGATTCGAGGGTTTCGCCCGCTACCACCGCGCCGATCAGGCGGAACGAGGAATGAATCAGATCGGTGACTGTGATTGGCATGCCTGGCTACTTTCGCATCTTGCGGCCGCCTTTCGGCCTCCCGCGCGGCGTAGCGGACGCAGCTGCGGCCGGCCGCGCCGGCGGGTGAGTTTCTGGTTCGGGCTCCGGCTCTTCCGGCTCGGGTTCCGCTTCGGGTTCCGGCTCCGCTTCTGGTTCATGTGTTGGTTGAGGTTCGGCGGAGGGAGGCGCCGCCTCGTGGCCCTCCCCGGCCGCCGGCTGAGGCGGAGAGGCGTCTTGGGGCGCGAATTGCTTCTCGCTCCACTCCCCGCCCAGTTCCGTCTGTTCCGCCCGGCTGTTGACGATTTTGTATCCCTTGGTCCGGTGGAACACCATCTTGGGAAACTCCTGGAACGCCATCGGAATCAGGCCGCGGGCGTTACGGGAATCGGGCCGACCCCGATGCCGTCAGGAAATTTGAACGGCCGGAAGGACTTGCCGAGCTGCGCTTCCTCCTCCGCGCTGAACACCAGCACGGCCGGCACGTTGATGTTGTGCATCAGTTTCGGATATTCGGCGGGGTCGCCTGTGGTTAAAGGAGCGGGAATCTGCGACCATTCGAGCGGATCGAGCGCGGCCTCTTCGTCGGCGTTCGCCACGATGCGCGGGGGCCAGGCCGATTTGAGGTTGTAGTAGACCTTCGGGTAATCCGAAGGCAATGGTGTAGGTGTTGTAGCCATAGTAATTCCTCCTTACTGCTCGATCCTGCACGCCCATTCGGGCCTCTGCGCCGTGTGACCGTAGAGGACATCGCAGCGCGTGATGAACAGGTCGGTCTTGATGTCGTATTGCGACACCATGCGGACCGCGCACCCGGTATCGGGGTCCTGCTGGCTGGCCGCCATGTGTACATCCTTGGGCACCTCGAGCGGCGCCATTCCGATTACGAAAGCGTCACGATGGAAACCGATCGCTTGCGGGGAGAGCGCGCCGGCCGCACCGACGATCGTGAGCGGCGTACCGCCTGCGGCAGCCGCCGACACGGTCTTATAGGGTCCGGTGGTGATGATCGGCGGATAGATCGGCACGCTGGCGTTACCGCTCGCATCGCTCGACACGTCGGCGGTTACCACGAACTGCTGGAGACCCGACAGGGTGTCGCCCGAAACCGGGTTGACGGCGTAGACGTTCGCCAGAGTGAATACATCGCCCTTCTTCAGACGGGCAGCCGCCGCCGCGGTCCAGCCCGCAGTCGCGAGAGACATTGCCGCGCCGGGAGTTCCGACCTGCCCACCGCCCGACACGGTGGGCGCGCCGCCCAGAGGGCCTACGGTGTGAGTGCGGCAATTTTGATCCATGACCCATTCAAATCCGCCCATCGTCCCCATGCGTCCGCGTTCGTACTGCTGCTTGATCTGGTTCGAGGACTGGAACAGACCTTGAGCTGCTTTGAGTGTCGCTTCCTGCAGTCGGGGATTGAGACACATGGTGCGGGTTCCGTCCATGGGGCAGGAGTTTTCATCGAGCACCCGTCCGGCGGCCCAGAACGGGTCCAGCGTGGTAATCGCCGTGCCCGGCGTACCGATAGCGTTGGCGGTCGACTGGTAGGCCATGGTCAGGCCGTCCACGTCGACCTGGTTGGCGAGCGTGAGGGCGGCCGAATCGAGATACCGGGCGCGGAAGGCGTCGATCGAGAGCGTCAGGTCCTTCGACGAAAACGCGAACGGGACTACCTTCTGCTTATTCAGGATGAGGACCTTCTGGGTCTCGATCACATCCTGGATCGACGCCGTGATGTCGGGACCGTCGACCGCATTAAAACGTACCGGGTCGCGCAGTCTGAGCGTGTCGCCGATCTTTGCGCCCGTCACGGCGAACTGATCGTTCCAGGTATGGGCGATCGCGCCGCTGAAACCCAGGTTGTTTTTGAACCGCCGGAGCAGTTCGTTAGTGATCATCGTTGATGTTCGGACCGAATTCGCTAGATCCGGACCCGCCCTTGCGGGCTGCCCTGGCTTTAACCAGGGACCAGACCATCTCACAGTCCCATTCGGGACTTCGGGGGCTTCGCCTCGCTTGAGGCTACGAGCATCGCTGCTCTGGTCGTTGAACCTTCTTGATGCGGACCACTGCCACATCAAGCTTGGCTGCTGATTGCCCAATCCCATGTGTTTTTCAGGCATTCGCATTTTCCGTCACCGGATCTGCTGTAGCATCACGGGCTCTCAGGGGTTCCCAGCAATTCACCCGATTCTTCACCGAAGAATTACTCCTTCGGGCCAGCGTCTGATTTCTGGATCGTTAAGAGCTGATTCCCAGCCATGTACTAGCCTTTCAGTTGCGCCAGCCGGGCCTTCTCCCATCGCGTGTAATTGCGCTGCACTTCCGGGTCGTCGATTGAATCGGTAGTCGTCTTACCGGAACGCGAAACAGGCGAAGGCGGCCGCGGCGCGGTCGATACTGCCGGTTTGCCGTTTACAGGAACCACCTGGGAAGATTTCGAGAGGGCCGCCGCAAGCTTGCCGATCGCCATCGCCGCAGATGCCGGCGACAGTTGAGCGATGCGGTTCATTTCGGCCGGATGCTTGCCTAAAAAGTAGAGGATCTCCGGGCCATTCTCGTCTTCAAACAGCGCTTGAATTGCCTGCGGCACTCCCGGACCTAAGGGCGGCCTGACGCTGTCGGCCACGTCCTCGTAATCCGGATGCGCTTTGCTGGCGATCTTTTCGCGTTTTGCCCAATCCTTCTGGAGTTCTAAGAGCGCTTCCTGGGCCTTCTGACGCGTTTCGGCCTCTTGGCGCTTTTTCTCCCGCTGGTCGGCCTTCCAGTCGGTCAAGGCTTCGAGGTGATCTTCCAGCGTTGCAAAGTCTTTCAGCTTGGGCCTGCCGGCAGGTTCAGCCTCCGCCTTCTTTTCGGGAAGCGGCTGCTGTTTCTGCTGTTCGACCTGCTGCTCGAGTTCGGCGACTCGTTTGGTTAGCCGGTCGATCTTTCGCTGGCGAGCCCCCGGCCTTCGGGTATCTGCGCTGTCCTCTTCCGGTTCGTCCTCTTCCTCTTCCCCTGATGGTTCCTGCTGCTTCGCCGTTTCCGAGTCCGGTGCGGTTTTGGCCTGCGGCGGTTGCTGTTCTTCTTCAGCCGCCGCCGCGGCCGCGGATGGTTTGTCGGGAAGCTCACCCGTATCGCGCCACTTGACGTACTCCCGGTAGTCCGTAGGGGCTTCGGATTCTTCAGTCTGCGTGGCGTTTTCGGGAACCGTTCCCGGTTGTACTGCTTCTTCGGTCATAAAATTTCAGCCTGCGTCTCGTTACGGGCTTCGGCCGATTCGGCCGCACGCCCGGTCGCCATGGCGTTGATCTGCGCCTGCAACACGCGCACCTGCTCGCGCAGGAGCACGATATCCTCGCTCGACTTCGCCTTCATTTCAGTGGTGATGAGCTGGACCCGCGCGTTCATCGCGGCCTGGCGGTCGCTCGACTCGATCTTCATTTTTTCGATCTCGGTCTGCGAGTCGGACTTGGCTTTCTGAATCCGGATCTCTTCGCTCTGCTGGTTGATGACGGCGCCCATCTGATCGATGGCCTGCCCCATCTGCTGCATCTGATTGATGACAGCGGGGGGAAGCGCTGGCCGGCCTTCCGGCTGATCCTGCAATTGCGGGGGCAAAGTTTTCTGGAACCGTTCGGCCAGCTTGTCCGAGCCCGGAAAATCTCCGTTGCGGAAGATCACGTCTCCCGCGATCGGAAGCAACTGCGGATAAGCCTGCGCCATCTTGGTGAGCATGTCGAAGGCTTCCTGGCGCTGCGTCGGGTAACTCGGCCCGGTGGTTATGGTGACGTCATACTGGCCGTTCGCCAGGTCGTAGCAGCGCGCCACGTTCTTGTCGTCGACATAGTGCTGGTTGACCTTAACGATCTCCTGCTTGCGGTCTTCGCCCAGGATGCGGACCTCGCGCGCAGTCTCGTAGATCTTGGGAATGAGGTCGACCAGGACCACCCCGCACTGCCGGATGGCGCGGTTCAGGTTGTCGATAAAATGCAGGTTCGACAGGCTCGACTGGTTCTGGCGGCGCTGGATGGCGACACCCGAATTTTCGTTCGACCGCGCCCCGAGAGAAGCATCGAAGATGTTAGTCGTTGCCTTGATGTCGTCAGAAGCCTGCAGTGCGCCGGCGGAGAGGGCCTGGATCGGCGGCTCGAACGTGTTCCGGATCGGCGGCGCGGCGGGCTGTCCTGCGATGTCGAGAGGTTCGTATTCGAGGTACGCCCAGTTCTGCGAGTTGGCCGTCGCCCAGCGGGTATCTTTGAATATGCCCTTGACGCCGAGCCATGGCGCCTTGGTTCCGAGCGAAACGGTTTCGGCTTCGGCGGTTCGATAGAAGTTGTAAAGGCGCTGGGCGTCTCTCGCGAAACGGACGACGGAGAAGAGATTGCGCGTACCGTCGATCCACATTTCTTTGCCGAGGACCGGAAAGATCGGAATCCACTGTCCGCGCCATGGGGTCTCGTCCAGAATTTCGACTCCGTTGATCTTGTAGCAGGTGACCCGCCGCAGTTCGGTGTCGCGCGTGACCGGAGCGCCGGAGGCGGGATCGGTTGCGATCGTGAGGCCGGGCGGCAGTTCGTCCGGCAGGTCGCGCTCGAGCATGGACGTAACGTGGCCGTCGGGCCACCGGATGCCCACCAGCTTCGCCGGTTCGGTCGAAACTTCCCAGTAGTTGGCGACGATGACGCCTTCGTCGGTAATCCAGTTGGGCGCGGGGTTGGTTCCGCCGTCAAAGAAATTGAGGGAGGCGAGTGTGGAATCGCCGTACCGCGCCTTGTATTCGTCGCGCGGGATGACCCCTATTTCCATGGCCCACCGCATGTCGGACTTATCGGCCTGTTTCGCGAATGGGTCGATATACACCGAAAACTGGTCCGGTATGCGCTCGATGCGCAGTTCCTGATCGAAGCTGGTCGGGCTGCAGTATCGCGCGATCACCTTGAAGTAGCCGAACGAACTGGAAGTCGACTGCTCGATCGCCGATTCGTAGATCTCGTCGGCCTTCGACACCTGCTCGATGTGCCGGATCATCCCCTGAATCACCCTGGCGGTGTCCGGGTCTCCCGACGAATCGACCGGATGTACTTCGATCGCCGGCGTGTTGACTCGTGCGTCGTTGGCGATCATGTTGAGGGGCCCGAACAGTTTGTTGAACGTGAGGCAGGGGCGGCGGCCGGTGTTCTCGCGCATCGTGCGGTCGGCCTGGTCCCACTGGTTGCCCGCCACGAATTCCAGATCGATGCGGGCCTCGCGTCGAATCTCCCATTCGGCCGACTGAGCAAGCTGCAGGCGGTCTCGTGCGGTTGCCAGGATTTCGCGGTCGGCCGGTCGGTCAGGCATTGTTATTGCGCATCATCGAGCCCAGGCTCTTTTGGGGCGGCTTCTTTGGTTTAGGCTTGCCGGCGGTGCGGAGGGCGATGGCGACGGCCTGCGCCTGCGGCCTGCCGGAACTGATCAATTCCCTGACGTTCGCACTGACTGTCGCGGGGCTTGAACCCTTTTTTAATGGCATCTTTTTATCCCATCCACGTCCCCACGGGCGAACCGAAGATCTGCTGGTCGTCCGCCCGATCCTTGACTGGCTGCACATGTGCGGCAAATGTGAGCGCGAGCGCGTCTCCCCGGTCGGGGCTCGCCACGCCGCGCTTCTGCATCGCCTCTTTGCTTTCCAGCACGAGCTGGTCGCTGCGGTTCAAATGCGATCCCGGCGCGGTGAGGTCGGTCTCGAGCACCGTGTCGTCGGCCGGTATCGCGCCGCGGTCGAGCCACTCTTTCATGCGCCGCCACATGTAGGCGCGCATGTTGCTGTCGTGGCGGTCGGGCGACGGCCCGCCGAAATTGACTTCAACCACGTTGTCGAAACCCATGGCCCGCAGACGCTCGACGTAAGGCGCGCCGAACGCCGAATCGACGAACATCATCGCAACCCTGCGGCCCTGGCGTTTGTCGGACAGCACTTCGGCCAACCGGGCGAGTATGCCGGAACGTTCCTTGGCGTGCTCGCCCGGAATCGCAATGGGGGGGATCGAGCGCGCATCCGCCCCTTTGCGGAACCATACGACGTTCCAGGCCTGGCCGCCGCCCGACACGTCGAAGCCGCACACCAGCGGGTCGTCGGGGAACGCTGCAACCGTGCGGCGCTGCGCCGCGTAGACCCGGTCCTGATCGATAAACTGGAGGTCGCCGGCGCGAGGAGCGACCCCCCGGACGCGGACGCGGACGAAGTCCGAATCCTCGCCGTAATCGCGTATCCACTCTTCGATGAGCGCTTTGTTGGTGAAGCGCGACTGACGGGAATCGATGCAGCGCGTGTTCCAGCGTTCGCGCATCCGGCCGAAGCAGACCTCGTAGAAGCGGCCCTGGTTGCGCGCCGGCTGTCCCCAGCAGAAGAACATGGGCTCGCCGTCGGTGAGGCCGCCCTGCGCGACGTCCCAGATCTTGTCGGGGATATGCGAAGCCTCGTCGAACATATACCAGGAAGTCGAAGTGCGCGCATGCTGTCCGGCGAAGGACTGCGCGTTCTCTTCCTTGCAGGTTTGCGCAACGACCTTCCAGTCTTCGGGGCTTGCGCGGTGGAAGATGCCTTTCGAACGGATATGAAACCAGTGGCTCGTGATGCACAGGCGCGTCCATCGCAGGACTGCGGCCCACGTGCGGCTCTCGAGCTGCTGATAGGTATTGGCCGTGACCGTGCCGATCGAATACGGCCGCGTCGAGAGTATCCAGTCGGCGATCCATGCGCCCATCGTGCTTTTGCCCGACCCGTGTCCCGACGACGCGGCCATCAGGATCGGCATCACCGGATCGGTTCCCTTGAAATCGCGCTTGCGGACCTCGTTACCGAGGTCGATCAGGAAGCTTTCCTGATTCGGGTCCGGGCCCGGCTCGCCGGCCAGCTCCGTCTTCGGCTGCGCCCAGGGATAGGCGAAACGGACGAAACCCAGAGGGTCGTCGTAAAACTCCATCATCTGTTCGCCGAGATCGAGATTAACCGGCTGCGCCAGCATTGTCGTTCTTCTTCATTTCGATCAGTCGCTTCCGCGCCTGCTGCATGCGCTCGACGAGTTCGATCGACCCGGTATGCTCGACCGTCGTATTGTCGCGGTAATGCTGCGGCCGGAACCGCTTCAGCAACGCGAGCAGCAGCGTGTCCGAATACTGCGTCTCGTAGAGCACCTTGCGGCTTCCGCCGATCTTCACGGCCCGTCCCTGATAGAGCACCGGACGCTTGACGCCTTCATGGGCGCGGCGGATGGCTTCGTCCTCGAGCATCTGCGCAGTTTCTTCCTGGCAGTCGTCGAAGGCGGCGCGGTAGGCACCGTCCGATTTGTACCAGCGTTTATGGTCGTGCCGGTTGACCTTCGCGATCTTCGCCGCCTCGGTCACGCGGCCCGAGATCGAGTATGCTTTCAGAAACGCCCGCTGTCGTAAGTAGGGTTTGGATCGTTGTTTCGGTTTGGGTTCTGTTTCAGGCATAAGAAAGTTTGGAACGCCGGAATCGCCACACTCCTCGGGGATTGTCGATCGCCTCCTGCTGGTCAGAGAACTTCTGACCGGTGG